TGAACGATGCGGGTAAACCGTTTGTAGATCAGCTTGATCAGAAGGGTTATGCGGAGGGTGGAGTTCCTTTACCTGTCAGAAAACCTGTTCCTAAGCCTGTTCCTAAGCCTGAAATGCTTAATATATCAGGAGTTGATACACTTTTTTCTAGAGCAGATAAAGAAAATTTAATAAATCTACTGTACACAGAAGATCCTACAGGAAAAGATTCTAAAAAGATATTAGATGTAATTTTTAATAGAATTGCACATGCTAATAGATCAGAGCAGAGAGCAAAAGATTTTGGCAGTGGTGATATTACTAATATTTTAAGCAAACGTGGGCAATTCAGCCCTGTGCATAGAGTAGTGAGTAGAAAAGACACAGGGGAATCTATTTTAGAATTTAAAACAAAACCTGCAAGAAGACTAAGAAAAGCAACTCCAGAAGCGTTGGCTAATATTGAACGTATAGTAAACAAACAATTAGATCATATACGAACAGGTACTTATGAAAGTGATGTAGGAGATTCTACTTATTACAGAAACGTAGATGAATCTGACCCAGATGAATGGTGGGACACAGCACTTACTCCCTTTATAGTAGGAGAAGGGGGGCATACTTTCTATGAAATAAAAGATTCAGATTCTTTTGTGCCTATGCCTGTTTCTAAACCTGAATTACTAGATGAAAATAGATCTTTTGTAAGTAGTCCAAATAAAGAAATGTATGCTCAAATACAGCCAGATGAGCCTGTAAATTTACTAGATGTAAAACCTCAAACTGAAAAAGAAGAAAAAGATAAATCGTTTGTAGGTTCTAATATTTCTACAGGTACTCGTACATTACCCCAACAAGATTGGGATAAACCATTTCAAGAATGGAGAGAAGAACTAGGACGGCTACCTGCACAATAATAGCGGCCCCGTCTTCAACAACCTGCAGAGGCTACCCAGCAAAGCTGGCCCCAAAGGAGGAACTATGACTGACAATACTACTGAAGTAGAAGAAAGTGAAGTTAACGAGCCTACCCCATACCAAAATGAATACAAAAAGCATTTGAATGATCCTGATCCACAGGACACTTCTCAAGAAGAAGCTACTCCTGTACAAGAAGGATTTCTAAACCAAGAAAGTAAACCAGAACACGACTATAAAAAGAGATACGATGATTTAAAAACCCATTATGATCGAAAGCTCAATGAATGGAAGCAAGAACAAGAAACTCTAGGTGCACAGTTAAGGGCAAATAATCCTGAAAATGTAAAAGTGCCGAAAACTGCAGAAGAGTTAGAACAGTTCAAGCAAAATTATCCAGATGTCTACGGTATAGTCGAAACTATCTCGATGCAAAATGCTGACTCTAGAGTTCAAAATATTGAAGAGCGTCTACAAGTTCTAAGAGAACAAGAACAGGATGCTTTAAAGAGAACAGCCGAGCAAGAGTTACTTTCTTTACATTCAGATTTCTACGAAATAAAAGAAGATGAAAATTTCATAGAATGGTTGAAAGACCAGCCTGAAAGCATTTCGGATGGTGTACTTAAAAACGGTACAGACTTTAAATGGGCCGCTCGTGTAATCGATCTTTACAAAGCTGATGGTGGTACTGTTCAGAAGAAAAATAAAGGTAAACCCTCAAAGGCTGCTGAATCTATAACCAAGACTACAAAACGAACTGTACAAACCAAAGGAAATAAGAAAACTTGGTCTTTACAAGAAATTGAAAAGATGAAGCCTTGGGAGTTTGAAAAACACGAAAAGGATATAGATTTAGCTAGGCGAGAGGGTAGACTTGAACCTTAACTAGGAGGAATAAGTTATGGCTTTTTCCAGTGCTGGTGGGTACGCTAGTCTTCCAAACGGAAACTGGGTACCTGCTATCTATAGCCAAAAAGTTCTTAAATTCTTCCGCACGGCCTCGGTTGTTGAAGATATTACAAACACCGACTATGCAGGAGAAATTGAAAACTTTGGCGACACGGTTAAAATCATCAAAGAGCCTACCATTACTGTCTCCTCGTACACTCGCGGTTCAGTTCTAAGTCCCCAGGACTTGCAAGATGACCAGCTAACTCTGGTAGTTGACCAGGGCAATGCTTTTGCTTTCAAAGTCGATGACATTGAAGAGCGGCAGAGCCATGTTAATTGGGAATCTCTTGCTACTAGTTCTGGTGCTTATGCACTGAAGAACGAGTTCGATACTAACGTCATTGCTGCTATGGTTTCCGGTGCGGGAACTACAGTTGGTTCTGACGGTTCGGGACAGGATGTTGGTTTTGCTGCAAGTGAAGTTGACCCTGTGAATATCCTAGCTAATCATGCTAGGCGTTTAAACTCAAATGATGTACCAGAGGAAAATCGCTGGTTTCTAGCTCCACCGCAATTCTGGGAGCAAGCTGGACAAACTTCCAGTAAGCTCATGGATTCGTCTGTGACTGGGGATAGCGTTTCACCTTTGCGTAACGGCAAAATCCATGCGGGTAAAATCCAGGGATTTTCATGCTACATGACTAATAACTTTGCCGATTCTTCGACAAGTAACTACTACAAGGTCTTGTCAGGCCATATGTCTGCAGTTTCTACTGCTTCGCATATTGCTAAGACTGAAGTAGTTCGCGATCCTGATTCCTTTGCGGATATCGTTCGTGGATTGCATGTCTTTGGGCGTAAAGTTATTCGGTCTAAGGCGTTGCTCGTTGAACACATCCTAATTGATTAAGGGAGGAATTAAAAATGGCTACTTATGATCATACAACCGGTCAAGGTACTGCTGGACATCCCTCTCGTAAAAGGGGTGTTTACGTCCTTGAAAAGACTGTCGATATCGCTGCTGTTTGCACGGCTGGCGGTGTCAGTGCGTTAACTGCTGATGATATCATTCAAGTGATTGATATTCCGGCTGAAGTCTATATTATCCATGCTGGTGCAGAGGTTATTACCGCTCTTAATGGTACTAGCCCTGTTCTTGACATTGACTTTGCTGCAGGTGATGACTTTGTAGATGGGCATGATGCTTCTTCTACTGGTTACGCTGCTGCAGGTTCTAATGGTCATGTGGATTATACGGCTGTTACTACTTTTTCCAATCGTGTTACTGCTACAGATACGCTTGATGTTAAAGTAGGTGCAGGTGCGAATGACGTTTCAACTGGTAAAGTTCGAGTATATGTAATTCTTGCAGATATTTCGGGTGTAGATGAAACTGATCCGCTTCAAGCAGTAACATTCTAAACTAACTGGATTGGGGAGGGACTAGTTCTCTCCCCATTCCTTAACTTTAACTAAGGAGATGTACTAATGGTTTCTATGACAACTGACCTAAACAATAGGTTTTTGCAGGTGCCACAGTATGCAAGCAGTTATGATTTTACTGCTGGAAATGCCCCGTTGATAACTGTTTCTGGTCTTCGTAGGACTGTAGAAGCTATTACAGATTCTACCAAGACTTTAGTTGCGGCTGATTCGGGTAAAATTTTCACTTTAGATCGTGCAGCAGGTATTACTATTACTTTACCTGCTGCTGCTGCAGGATATTTCTTTGACTTTATCGTAACAACTACTTTCACTGGAACTTGGCAGATCGATGCAGCTTCAAGTGATGATACTTTACAAGGTGGTTGTTGGATTGTAGACAAAGATAATGTAGATAGCCATGTAGCTGTTAACGCAGGTGCTACAATTGGCTGGTCTACTCCTGCTGCTGCTGATCACCAATTCGTTGCAAGTGGAGACACTCTAGGACGTTTTATAGGTAGTCGCTTGACTTATTTAGCTGCAAGCGATTCCAAGTGGCTCGTCGATGGTGTTATTTTTGGTGATGGCACTTTAGCACTTCCGTTTACCTAAAATATAACTTAATTATTCAGTACTTGCTGTAACAGGAGTACTGTATAGATTTACAGGAGGTTACTATGAATGATTTATCAAAAATGTTTATTGGTTTTGATCGTATGTTCGATCAAATGTTTATGAATGTAAATAAAACAACCTATCCACCTTATAATGTGGAAAAAATAGAAGATAATGAATATAAATTATCAATGGCTGTTGCAGGATTTTCATCTGAAGACTTGACAGTTACTATAGAAAAGAATACACTTAGTATATGTGCTACCAAACAAGAAAAGAGTAATTGTGATTATACATGGAAGGGTATTGCTAATAGAAGTTTTCGTAAAGACTTTTGTCTAGCATCTAACATGGAAGTTAAAAACGCCAAATTGAAAGATGGGCTACTTGAGATAGACTTAGAAAAAGTTATTCCAAAAGAAGACAAAGAGAAAATAATTACAATTTCAAAGGGGTGAATAATGAAAATACTTTCTGCTGTTCTATTATCTATAGCTATTACGGTAGCTTCAACTGCAGCATTTGCCAATCCTAAAAAAAGTGGGGTTGTTCCTGAACAAGAACACCTTGAAATGTTGTACCCTACTGTTCTTGTAAGGTTAGGTAACGGGTCAGGGTCTGGGACGGTTATCTATTCTGAACAAAATGAAGAGCTTGATTATGAAAGTTATGTTCTAACCAATTGGCATGTAGTTCAAAACTATGTACAATTGAACAAAGTTTGGAACTCTGAGAAAAAAGAACACATAGAGGTAGAGAATAGACGGCCTGTAAACATTGATTTGTGGGAATACAATAATTTTAGTATAGCGGTAGGAACTATTGGTAGGATTGCTAATATTGTAGCTTACGATAAAAGTAGGGATTTGGCTTTGCTACAGGTAGAAGATACAGAACGCCAGATGCCTCATGTAGCTAAAATATATCCAGAAGATAAAGATGACGGTCCTTGGATTTTTCAAACAGTCTACGCTGTTGGGGCAGGGTTAGGTAAGCCCCCTTTTCCGACAATGGGATTACTATCTGGTTATGGAAAAGATACACATGGTAATGACCTGTATTTAGCAAGTGCACCTATAATTTTCGGAAACTCAGGAGGTGCTTTATATGTGTATAGTCCTCGTAGGGAATATGAATTAATTGGTGTTCCTAGTATGGTATCTGCTTATGGTTGGGGAAATGTAATTACACACATGGCTTGGTCCAGGCCGATATCGGAAATTCGTATTTTTCTAAGGGATGCTGGTTATGGCGTAAAAATCTTGGGGGATGAACCGGAGGAAGAAGAAGTCGAAACTAATGACTAGTGATTTACAAAGACCTGTAAGGTTAGTAAATGCAGCGGTTGATTTAACCACAACAACTCTAACTACTATTTATACAGTACCTGCTAAAACTGTAGCTATAGTTCGTGAAATATTCATAGCAAACTACGATTCTAGTGCTAGAAATTTAAACTTACAGTGGACAGACACTTCTGCTAGTGCAACTTACAGTCTGATACACGATAAACAAGTAGCTACTGATGATTATCTAAGACTAGATAATTTAAATATATATTTAGATGCAACAGATGTTTTAAAAGCTCAAGCTGCTACTGCTGATGCTTTTTATGTGTCTGTATTTATCGAAGAATTATTTACACCTATTCTGTAAGGAATAACAATGAATTACCTGACTCTATTTAATAATGTAATGCGAGAATTGAACGAGCCTACTATTACAAGTAGTGTAAGTAGTCAGACAGCTTCTTTTCATGTATTTATTGCAGATACAATAAACAAAGCTATCCGCGATATAGATCTACATCAATTAGAATGGCCTTGGAATTATACCTCGGCTGAGTACGCTCTTATACAAGGTAAAGAAACTTATAAGCACCCGGTTAAACTTACTATAAGCGGCGGTTCTGGCACTTTTAGAAAACATGAACGTATAACAGGGGGTACTTCCTCTGCTGTAGGAGTAGTACAAGTTTCTGAAACTAGTTTTATAGTTATAGAACCTATATCTGGTACTTTTGAAGCGGAAACTATCACTGGAGTTCTTTCTGGTGCTACAAGGACAGTAGGGACTGTTGTAAATTCTAGACATATAGAATATGATAATATTATTTTAGAGCCTAGAAATATTCTAGAAGGTGGTGAGTTTTCAGTTACTACAGATTATAGTAGTTATTGGACTTCACGCTCTAGCAATCCGGCAGGTACATCTACCTCTGGTACTCCCGCTTTTAGCAACGAACATAACGGTTCTGTAGTTTTAAACGATGGTACTATCGATGCTCAACTGTACGATACAGATGGTAAAACTGATCTGTCTGAAGGAGAAACCTATCGAGTAAATGTTCGTTTTGTATCGGGTGATACTAGTGCTACTACAACTACATTAAAGGTATTTGCAGGATCTTCTTCAGATAAGGATTCTGATCTTTCAACATCATTTACTACTACTAATTTAGGATGGGGTAAAACTTATACAACTACTTTTACTCCCTCTACACAAACTACATTTTTAACTCTTTCAAATGAAGCTAGTGAAAATGTACATGTAGATTTTGTAACTGTAGCTCTAGATCAAGAAGCTAAAAAGCTAAAGTTTTTAACTTGGGATGAGTATAATTCTAATCACAGTGCTTACGATAGCAAACGTGATCCTAACAGATACGCTACTCCATCTACTATAACTAAAAATTTAAATAATGAATTAGTAATTTCTCCAGTACCTAAAACTGGTGGATACAATTTAAAATTTGATTTTTGGGATGAGCCTACAGAATTATCTGCAGATACAAGTACTCCAGATTTACCTGCTAGATATCACGATGTAATAACTTCTAGAGTTAGATATTACGCACATACTTTGCGATCAGATTATCAGGCTGCTGCTTTGTGCTTACAAGAATATGAAGATGGTATTAAAAGACTACGAACAGAGAATATAAATACTAATAATTATATAAGGGCTGTCTAGATGCCACAAACTTCTCTTATACAACCTTTTCCGGTAGCTTGTGAAGGTGGGTTAATTAAAGATACAAGTGTCTTGGCTATGCCCCCTGGCTCTTGTAAAAAGTTAGAAAATTTTGAACCCTCTATAACTGGGGGGTATCGTAGAATAAACGGATTTAGTAAATTTGATTCTAACGAATTATCAGGTTCCGGGGCTGTTCTTGGAATACAAATTCTAGGTTCTTCTGTTATCGGTGCTAGAGGAGCACATATAGAAAAAAGCACAGGTTCTGGCTGGACAAGCATAATAACAAATAGAACAGATGCTGAAAGATATAATTTTACCAAATATAGATGGGCTAATACAGAAAAAATAGCCGGGGCTGATGGAGATAATCAAGCTTTTATTTACGATGGTAGTACTTATACTTTACTAAGCGGCACTGGAGCACCTGCAGATCCTCATACTGTAGAAGAATTTAGAAATCACTTATTTTTTACAGGAGCCAATTCGGGTAATACAAGTCAGATAGATTTCTGTGCTCCTTATTCTGAAAATGATTTTACTCCTGCGAATGGTGCGGGTACTATAGACGTAGGCGATAAAGTAGTAGGTTTAAAAGCTTTTAGAGATCAGTTATATATCTTCTGTGAAAATTCTATATTTAGACTAGCTGGAACTTCAATTGCAGACTTTCAACTAGCACCAATTTCTAGAAATATTGGTTGTATAAATAGATTTTCAATTCAAGAAATAGCTGGAGATATTGTATTTTTAGCACCTGATGGTATTCGTACTGTTGCTGCTACGGAAAAGATTGGTGATGTAGAACTTGGTACTATATCTAAGGCTGTACAAAGCACTTTAACAGAAGCTACAAGTGCAGATATATCATCTTTAGTAATAAGAGAAAAGACACAATATAGATTATTTTTCCCCGCCGCTGCAGGAACTTCTGAAATAGCTTCTAAAGGTTTAATAGGAGTTTTAAAGAGACAATCATCAGGAGATTTGACTTGGGAATGGTCCGATATAAGAGGTATAAAACCTTACATTTGTACAAGTGATTTTATCGGTGATACTGAATATGTTTTGCATGGTGGTTATAGCGATGGATTTGTGTACAGGCAAGAATCTGGAAACGATTTTAATGGCGAAAAGATACCTGCAACTTTTACCTCACCTGATTTAACTCTTGGTGATCCGGGTATTAGAAAACTTTTAAAAAGAGTCAATTTGAATTATGAAGCAGAAGGATCTATGACTTTTCAACTTGCAACTAAATTTGATTATGAAGATGTTAGTGTAATTCAGCCATCAGCAGTATCTATTAGTGAAGCTGGATTACCTCTATATGGATCTGCTACATATGGAAGTGGAGCTTATGGAGGATTTGGCACACCAATTTTAAGACAATTAATGGTAGGCTCAGGATTTGCAATAGCAGTAAAAATTTCACAGGATAGTTCAACAAATAATCCCTTTATAATAAGAGGATTTGAATTAGATGTAGTACCGGGAGGAAGAAGATAATGGGAGCTACTTACACTAGACAAAGTGACACTACTATTGTAGATGGTGCTACTATTGAAGCGGCACATTTTAATGATGAATTTGATCAACTTGTAACGGCATTTGCAGCAGATACAGGGCATACCCACGATGGTACTAGTGCTGAAGGTGGTGATGTAACCAAGCTTTTGGGTACAGCCATTACTATTGGGGATGGTACTGCTGGTACAGATATTGCAGTTACTTTTGATGGAGAAACGAATGATGGTGTTCTGACTTGGATGGAAGATGAAGATCATTTTAAATTTTCAGATGATGTAGTTATAGATAGTACTAAAAGATTGTATTTAAATGATGAGGGTGGCGAATATATCTATGGTGATGGCACAGACTTATATTTAGTCTCTGGTGCGGATATTAATATTCCTGCAAATATTGGAGTAACTTTTGGTGACGATGGTGAAAAGATAGAAGGTGATGGTACTGATCTAACAATTAGTGGTAATAATATTAATCTTACCGCTACAGCAGATGTTAATATTCCTAGTGGAGTAGGTGTAACTTTTGCTACAACTGAAAAGATAGAATCTGATGGAACAGATTTATCTATTACAGTAGGTAGCGGAGGTGACATTAACATCCCTGCAGATATTGGATTAACTTTTGGTGACGATGGTGAAAAGATAGAAGGGGATGGTACTGATTTAACTATCTCAGCTTCTGCTCTTTTTAATGTAGATGCTGGTACAGATATTGTTTTAGATGCTGGTGGCGGCGATGTTTTCTTCAAAGATGATGGTACTACATTTGGTAGTGCTACTAATACTTCAGGTAATCTGATAATTAAATCTGGTACTACAACCGCTTTAACTTTTAGTGGTGCCAATGTAACTGGTGCAGGTACATATACTGGTGGTGGTACTATGACTACTGGGGGTAATATTGTTATTCCTGATGCGGGTAATATTGGTTCTGCTAGTGATACGGATGCAATAGCAATTAGTTCAGGAGGAGTTGTAACTTTTTCTCAAAACCCAGTATTTCCCGATGGTGGTACAGATATTGCTGATTTAGATATAGATGGTGGTACAGATATTGGTGCAGATTTAACTACTTCTGATTTAATTATCGTAGACGATGGGGCAGGTGGAACTAATAGAAAAGCTGCCTTATCTAGAATTAATACTTTAGTTCAAACTACTGGTGGGTTTCCTTTAACTGCTTTAGATATAGATGGCGGTACAGATATTGGTGAAGCTATTGTAGATACTGACCTGTTTATAATTGATAATGGAGCAGGGGGGACCAATAGAAAAACAGCAGCTTCTAGACTTAAAACATACATTGGTTCAGATTTTTCTGATCCAGCTTCTGCAGATGGAGATTCACTTGGTACAGCATCTTTAGAGTGGAGTGATTTATATCTTGCAGATGGGGGTATTATTTATTTCGGTAATGACCAAGAGATTACACTGACCCATGTAGCTGATACAGGACTTAATTTAAAACACGCTGCATCGGGTGACGATAAATATCCTACATTTACCTTTCAAACTGGTGACATCGATATTGCAGCGGATGATGTTCTTGGTTCTATTAACTTTCAAGCACCAGATGAAACTACTGGAACAGATGCTATATTGGTTGCTGCTGGAATTGAAGCTGTATCAGAAGGAGATTTCAGTTCTTCCAATAATGCTACCAAACTTAGTTTTAAGACAGCGGCGAGTGCTGAAGCTGCTGAGACTGCATCACTAAGTTCTACAGGCGTATTTACAGCAACAAGTTTTAGTGGTTCTGGTGCTGGATTAACAACAGGAACTACGCCAATAGCTACATTGGATATTGATGGCGGTACTGATATAGGTGCTGATATTGTTGATGGAGATTTGTTTGTTATTGATGATGGGGCTGGTGGAGCCAATAGAAAAACAGCAGCATCAAGAATTAAAACTTATGTTGGCGATAGTGGCGCGTGGTCGGTCGTGGCGACAAGCGAGGGGTCAGACGTTAGCGGCATCACCCTCACCGGGATTGATTCAACTTGCGACACATGGGTAGTAATGATTAGCGATCTCAGGGTTGCAACCGACGAGGATGAGGTAGCCATGCGTTTCGGGACATCTGGCGGTATTGAAACAGGCTCCGA